GCAGCCTTCCAGCAATCAGGAAGTTCCTTTGATAAAAGTTACATCAATCCCTTTAAAAGATGCAAAAAAACCATCCAAAACCAAAGGGAAAGAAACTGATCCTCCTTCATCAGAAGACTCCGGGAAAGATTTCAGAATTGTTGATCTTGATCTGATCGACATCCGGGAGCTTCCCGAAGAACTTGCAGAAGATTTCAAAACGATCAAACTTATGACGCCTGAAATTGGCAAACTTCATGCTGCGCTCAAAGTTGCAAAAGATGACAAGACACGTAAAGAAATATCTGAAGATCTTGTTGCCGCCGAATCTCAAAGAGCTCATTTGTGGGAAGGCATTAATGAGTGGTATAAAACCCGACCTGCAACAACCGAAGCAACCGACTCGGAAGAAGATAAAAAAAGAATTGCCGATGAGGCTGCAAAAAAAGCTATTCAGAAGGTGAAGCGCATCGACACCCTCAAAATCAACATTGCCAGAGCTATCAAAGAAATAAAATCGAAGAAACTTTCGGCTGCAAAAGTAAAATCGAGGGAAGAAAAACTTATTGTCTGGCAAAAAGAACTCGAAGATCTCGAAAAACAGTAAAATGAGTAAAACGCTGTTTATTAAAAGCGCTGGTAACATTTCCGATGATTTCGGAACATTGCTGCCAGCGCATTTTTACCACTACCTGAATTTCGGGCAGTGGAGCCTTCATGAGCTGCTTGCGTTCATTTTGGAATATACAGGACCTGCTCATGTCAAGGTTACCAGCTATGGTATAAGTGAATCGGCAATCAGATCATTTGTAAATATGATTGATTGCGGAAGCATCCTTTCTCTTGATCTGCTTTTCGATATCAGCACAAAGCGAAATAAGTTCGCGCTGCTTATGTTTGCCCACAATGTTGCTTCAAGGGTTTTTGTAAATGCCAATCATGCGAAACTCATTTCAGTACAAAATGAAAAGATTACCGTAATTGTCAATGCTTCGGCAAATCTTACCGTTAACCGCCGAAATGAAGCCGGGTGCATAATTACTGAACAAAACACCGCATTGCAATTCCATGATGCAATTGTTGAGCTTATCGAGTCATCAATCCTTTTAAATCCTGACAATGAACCTGACTGATGAGCAATTGGCACTGATTGAAGATTACGCCTCCAATTTTATGACCTGGCGTGAAATTGCCGTGCTTCTGGAAATCGATCAGCAGGAACTCAGAGAATTACTCTCAGACTTAAAATCTCCGGCTTATTTGCGCTACAAAAAAGGGAAAACCAAAAGCGTTTATGAAATAAACAAATACCTGGTTAAGCTTGCGAAACTTGGTAGTCCTCAGGCTGGCATTCTTGTTAAAAACGACATAAACCGGCAGGAGGATGCCGAAGACGATCTCTGATGCAACCCGACGAATTAACAAAGTTTGATAAGCTGCAGAAAAGTCTGTTTGACGATTCAGTCTCTTTGTCTGAAAAGGAACTCGAAATACGCCAAAGATACCAGAGTGTTTTTGTTATCTGGCTGGAGAATCCAATGTGGTCAGATAAAGAAATGGTCAGGTATATGCGCCAGAACATGGGTCAAGGCAGAACTCAGGCTTATGAAGATATCCAGAAAATAAAAGTAATGCTTGGCAACGTTCGAAACGCCACCAAAGAATGGCAACGTTACCGGGTTATTGAAATGTGCACAGAAGCTTACAATATCGCCAAAAAACGCGGCGATGTAAAGGCAATGGTTATGGCAGCTGATAAGCTGGGCAAATACACCAAGCTCGATAAAGATGATGCTGATATTCCACCATGGGACCAGATGATTCCTCCACAACTGGAGCCAACCTCCGATGTTTCGGTTCTTGGCATTACCAGGAGCGAAGACTTCAGAAAAAAGGTTGCGAAAATGAAAAAGAAATATCTCGACGAGGGCTTAAGCGTGGAGGATGTAGATGTCATCGAGTAAAAAAACATACTTCAACCGTGCTCAGCTTGAGGTAATGCAAGTGGCTGCAAAAAACAATTACGTTATAGGCTCAAGGGGTATCGGCAAATCAGAAGGCATTGATGCTCCCTGGTTGATACGCAATGTTTTTGCAATGCCGCGAAGCTCTGGCGCATTGCTCTCTCCTACTTATGGTAAATTACTTCGCAATACATTGCCGGCAATCTTTCACGCGCTCAATAGACTTGGCTACAGAAGAAACGTTCATTACTTTGTTGGCCGCTTTCCCGATAAGAAGTTAAACTTCAACACACCGTATATTGAACCATTGAACTATGAATATGTAATTATTTGGTTTAACGGTTCTATTCAGCACCTGATCAGCTTCGATCGGCCGATGTCGGCCAACTCAATGTCTCTGGATTATGTGGGAGCTTTCGAGGCTAAGTATCTTGATTTTGATAAGATAAAAAGTGAGGTACTTCCGGCAAATCGTGGAAACGTTAATTATTTCGGAGATTGCCCATGGCATCATGGTCAACTTTACACTACCGATATGCCAACCGGCAAGTCCGGATCATGGATATTCGAGAAGGAAAAGGAAATGGATAAGGAGTTGATTGATGTAATCAAACTCATGCAGGCTGAAATATCCGTTCTCAAACAGAAACAAACCAATCCCAATCGCCTGGCAAGGCTCACCCGTGAGATCGCTAAACTTCGCAAACATGCAACCCTGTATGCAGAGTATAATGTTTTTGATAACATTGATGTGCTCGGACTGCAGTTCGTTAGAGATATGGCCAGAGATCTTCCGCCGCTTATTTTTCAAACGGCTATCCTGAACAAAAGAATCAGAAAGATTGCAAATGGTTTTTATTCCGCCTTGAATGAAAAGATGCATTATTATCCTTCTTACAACAACAGCTATCTGGAGAAACAGGATTATAATTTTGATCAACTGTCTAAAGAAACTTGTTTGAAGGATGGCGATATCGTTTCAGGGGTACCACTTTGCATCGCCAACGATTACAACGCTTCCATCAATAGTATGGTTACCGGGCAGCGTGTAGGCACCGAGGCAAGGACTTTAAGATCTCACTTCGTAAAAACTCCCCGCAAACTTAAAGATGTTGCCGAAGCCTGGTGCGATTATTACAGCGCGCATACCACCAGAGAAGTGATTTACTTCTTTGATTCAACTGCTATATTCGACACCCCAACCGATTCTGAATCGTTTTCTGATACGGTCATCAACGTATTGATAAAACGAAAATGGAATGTTACCCCCGTTTATATCGGTAAGCCGGTAAAGCATACCATCAAACACCAGTGGTTTGACAGAGCTTTTAAGGGAGATCCTGATTTTTTGTTCCCAACATTCAACCAGGACAACAATGAATATCTTTCCGTGGCCATGGAGCAGACAGGTATTAAGGTAGGCCGCAATGGATTTGAGAAGGATAAAGATCCTGAGAAGAAAGCTGACACCGTGGAGCAACCTGATGAGCACAAAACCCACATCACCGATGCATGGGACACGATGTATATAGGCATGCAATTCCATTATCCTTTAGGTTCTTCAGGGACAACTACAACTCATTGGGGTTGATGTTGGGCGATCCGGCAGCTGAAGTGCGCAGCCGTCGGGCTTTCCGCTGTATCTTTTGCTGTCTTAAGCAGGTATGCAACTGGTCAAGCAAACCCATCCGCTTCATTCCGTTCCGTGCTGCCGGCAAACTCTGCTCAGCTAAACCAAACACACTGCACTCCACTTCGTTATATGCAGAGTGTTTCTCACTCGCTTAATCTCAACACTCTCCCGCTGCAGAGATTGCCGTCAGCACTTCACTTCATTCCACTTCTGTTTTCGCTTGCCCTGTTGCTTTTATTGACAGCAAAAGGATGCCGCTTCAATCCCTATCGCAGCATTCGTGTTCATTCGAACATTCAGGTTTAATAAGCATTCAAATTGAATCGGTATCGTGCGCTTCATAGTTGTACATGAATCAGGCATTTTCATGCGCACGATGCACTATGGGGCGCCCCGCGCCAACCCATCCCCTCCCCCCTCCTTTTTGCATCTCAATACATGCACATTGTCAGCATATAACAGAAAGAAAAAACCCCGTTGCTGCGAGTCAGCTTCAGGGCGGTGCGGGTAAGCATAGAGCGATTACCGGACTGAAAGTAGTCCGGTAAGGGTTTAAAATGCTAAGTAACTGATATATAATGAATTATAAACCGGATTTAGGCAAATTAGATGATATTGTAATTGCCAGTAAATCAATTAATTATATACTATTTAGAATATTTATAAATTATATTATTTATCATATTGTGCTGATTATCAATATATTATATTATACTTACTAAGTAAAAAAGTGCTTAAATTATTTGGAAAATTGCGTAAATGGTTGTAAATTAGTACTTTATTAATCAACAACAGCAGCCCGAGCTGGATAAACACCGGTCAATTTTTATGAGTAAGCAAATGAATATGCGCCGCCTTACCATTAGCGGAGGTACCAGAAACCTGAAGTATGGTAATGAAAGAACTTACTTTCCAATTATCCGGCTTGTTGGTGTGTGGTTGCAGGAAGCAGGGTTTGAGCCTGGCGAACAGGTTTTTCTTTTTGTTGAAAATGGAAAGATCACCATCAAGAGTAAGGCCGAAACTGAGATTGAAGCTGCAGCAATGAAAGTTTACGATGTGTTTAACGAACCACGTAAGGCCATGCAGAAAAGGTAATAGCCGATAATAAACGGTTATACGCGGGTAGGGTTTCTGCCCCCCGCGGCTGTCTTCGTACCTCTGACAGCCGCTCCCCCTGGTTTGGTATAAAGTGCGTTCATGATTTATTTTTTATGGGCATTGTTACCGCACTTTATGAATTTTTTATATTTGTTGTACAAGTAAATTATAGAAGCAATGGTACCTGAGAAGCTGAAAGCAATGAAAACAAGCAGATTTTTGCTTTGTGAAAATCCAATGATTGAAAATAAAAGCCTTTACATTCTCAGCACCAGGGCAGGAGAAATGCTGATTGAAGTAATTGAGCTGCCTGGCAAGAAGTTTGAACTTAAGCTTTTTAAAGTATATGAAGCAACCGATAAACAGGTTGACAATACGCTGAAGGATGCTAAAAAGTGGCTGATTGCGGTGAGAAGTAAATCATAGCCCTAAACAATGCAATATCCATCAAACGCCATCGCCTCTCAAAATCAACCCTTTAATTTTTTGTCCTTTCGGTTTTTTTGGTTCTTTTATATTTTCGTCTCACTGATTACAAGTAAATCTATTTATTAACCAAAAACCCATTATGAAACGTTTCATTTCCCTGGCCCTGCTTTTGATAGGCTTTGCCGGGTTTGCTTCGGCCGAAACGGATGTAAGGCAGGTAACTACGCCTGAGACTACCTGCCTGAACACTTGCCTGATCACTAACAGTATCAGTGATGCTGTTTTAGAGATTGGCACGGTGTTTATCGTTAACATCCCCGAATGCGCAACCGTTCCTGTGGTGGCTTTTGATGTTGCTGACAAATGCTCCGGCTTTGCCTGGCAGATCATCAAGCCCCCCGAGTTGTGCTTCGTTACTTCTCAGGCAACTCTAAAAAATTACTCAAACATGATGAAATCACGCGCCTGGCTTCTGCACGCAAAGAACCTGGATCGTAAACAAGACTTTTTGCTTCCTACTGTTCGCTCCTTGCCAGTTCCTTTTGATTAGTGCCTCCTATTGCGTTTGTCTAAGAAATACCCCTGATTATCAGGGGTATTTTTTTTGTCCTTTCTATTTTGATGCCCCGCGCTGATATTCGCACCATGATTCACAACTCACGATTAAACATGCTTATGGAGCGAACTGATGCGCAAAAAAGGCGGGTTCCTTTTTCGATGAAGTTTGTGAAGCTCAGCACCGGTGAGATAGTTACTGTGAATGAGGCTGTTTGTACTTCGAGCTACAGCGGTAACAGAACTTTTAACATCATGTTTTTGCCATCGATGCAGGTGCGCAAGATTTACAAAATACTGATCATCGAATTTAACGGAAACGAAGTTTATTACTGATGAAAAAGGATGTTATATTTTTAGGAGATGGGGCTTCAGCCTTTCTACCAGGAAGCAAAGCAGTTGTTTACGAAGCAAAGAACAGCAAAAACTTTCTGCGCGATCCGGATAGAACACCTTCGGCGTTCCCGTATAAAAACAAAACGTACCGTGGAGAAGTTTACTGGGGCGAATCAAACGACCTGCCACTTACTACGATCGACAAAATTTACAAAAACCCTGTTGTTGCTGCCGGAACTTTCTTCAACGTGCTGTCGCTTTACGGAAGTGGCATTGTGTATGGTAAAATGGTTGAAGTCAATGGCAAACAAGAGTTTGTCCAAATGTTTGACAATGAGGAAATCAACACTTTTTTTGAAGAGAATGACATAAACGGTTATCTGCTTGAGCAGGCAACCGATATGGTTACGCTGTTTAATCCTTTCCCTGAGATTATCTTTAACAGGGAATCGAAGCGCAAAATCGTTAATATTTTCAGCAAAGAGGCTGCTTTCAGTCGCTGGGAAGAAATGAATCCGGAAACTGCCGTGATAGAGCATCACTTTTACAGCGCGAAGTGGGCAAAAAGCATGAACCGCGAAAAAGATATGGTGGTTACTCCGGTGCTCGATAGCCGCTGGCCATTGCGCGATCTGAAAATACGCATGGGCTTGATTCCTGATCCTTCAACCGGAAATAAAAAAGATCTTGAGGAATTCAGATATATTATTCCGCTCAACTTCCCGACCCCGGGAAGGTCATATTACCAGAAGCCTTATTATTTTTCAATCTTCGAAAGTGGCTGGTACGATTACGCCTGTAAAATTCCTGAATTTAAAAATGCTTTGCTTGATAACCAGATGATCATTAAGTATCATGTGGAGCTGAGCGATGAGTACTTCCCGAAGATTTTTGCAGAAGAAGGCATTACCGAAGACGAAGCGAAAAAATCTCGCGTAAAGACCGAATATACAAACCTGAATAAGTTCCTGAGCAACCAGAAAAACAGCGGTAAATCGGTGATATCGTTTGTAACGTTTACACCTGATGGCAAAGAAAAACGCCGCATGAAAATCAATGTGCTCGAAAATCTTTTCAAAGGTGGTGAGTATATCGACGATTCGGAAGAAGCCAGCAATATTATGAGTTATGGTATGGGAGTGCATCCCAGCCTGATCGGCTCAGCCCCGGGCAAAGCCAAAACCATAAACGGCACTGAAGCCAGGGAACTGTGGATTATAAAACAAGCCCTGATGACTCCGCTGCGCGATCGCCTGCTGATGCCAATGAATATAATCAAAGCCATCAACGAATGGCCGAAGGAGATTATATTCAAAATTCCAAACATTGAATTGACAACCCTCGACAAAGGAACCGGAAGCCAAAAGGTGATATCATGAAAAAACTGATTAAAACTCTTGAAGAGTTACAAAAATACCTGAAGGTAGATTCTACTTTTAAAATTGAGAATCTGTTTCCGTATCAGGACAGCGCAATTGAAAAGTATCTGATTGATGTGCTGGGTGATGATCTTACCGATTCGCTGGTATTGTGGTACAACGATTCTGAACCTGAAGAAGATACCGATTTAACTACACTTCTGCCTTTTGTGCAAAGGGTGGTTGCCAAATTTGCCTTTTACCAGGGAGCACCAAACTTCGACCTCAGACTGACTGAGTCAGGCTTTGGTGTTGTAAGCAATCAAACGCTTGCACCTGCAAGCAAGGAGCGGGTAAACCGATTTGTTGAAAGCCTTGAATCGGAAGGATGGGATGCCGTGGAAATGTTGCTCAGGTTCCTGGAGTTGAACGCTGAGCAATACCCCTTATGGACCGAAAGCGAAGCATACACCATGCAGCTGCGCAACTTTATCAATTCTGCCGAGGAATTTGATAAATATGTGAACATCGGCAAAAGCCGCCTGAAGTTCAGGAAAATGCGCAATACCATGGACAATGTTGAATTGCTGCAGGTGATCCCTGTAATAAGTCAGCCACTTGCCACAACCATAAAGAATGAATTGCTGAGTGGCAGCCCATCAACAGCCATAACCAATCTTTTGCCTATGCTTTGCAGGGCAGTGGCCAACTTAACAGCTGCCCACGATATTGATCAAAAATACAAACTAACAGGGGAGCACTACCTGAGCGAAGTGCGCAAAATCATTGATGCCAGCCCCGACAGTTACCCTGATTACCGTGACTCTATTTATGTTGCTGATCGTAATTATCAGCGATTTGAAAACAGCGAGGATAATTCTTTTTTTGTTGCCGGCCAATGAAACTGCTTCACTCAAATACTTACTCAACCCCCGACAAAAATGCGAGACTTAATTTTAACCACTGTCCCCACCGTTGTTTTAGCGGTGATTACTTTTCTGCTTACACGCCGTAAATATAAGGCCGAAGTAAAACAGCAAAACGCTCAGGCCGAAACAAGCGAGATCGATAATACCGAAAAAGCGATAAAGATCTGGCGCGAAATGACCGAAACTTTAAGGACTGAATTTTCTTACCAGATTGACAGCCTAAAAAAAGAAAATCAAACAATTAAATCAACGCTTCAAACCGTGGAAAATCAACATCAGGACGTTGTAAAGGAAAATAAAAACCTCAGAGAGCAAATGCAGTCTCTTGAAAAAGAACTGAAATTATCAAAGAGTCAGATAAAATGCCTCAGCGACCAAAACAAAACTTTATTAGAAGAGCTTAAAAGGTTTAACAAAAACTATGAGGAGCCAAAATAATGAGAAAAGCAGCAATTTCAGCCGGGCATTCAAACACGCCAGGCAAAGATATGGGAGCGACTGGCAACGGTCTGACTGAAGGTATTGAAACCGTTAAAATCAGGAATAAAGTTAAAGCCAGGCTTGAGCGCATGGGCGTTAAAGTTTCGGTTGATCCGGATGATTCAGTTACCGGAGCGACCGTGCGATTATTCAAGCAGTATTTTAAAGGAAAGGATGTTGTTATTGACATTCACCTGAATGCAGCCACATCATCCATGGCAACCGGAACTGAAGTTATTATTCCCGATGTTTTTACTGACTTTGAGAAAGAACTTGCAAAAGAGCTTTCTTTGGCTATTTCCGGAGCCTTGAATATTGCAAACAGAGGAGTAAAGACTGAAGCTCAGACTTTCCGCAAAAAACTGTTATGGATGACCATCCCTGCCGAAAACATTTTGATTGAATGTTTTTTTGTGTCGAATACAACCGATGTGAAAGCTTATCTCATGTATGGCGACAAAATGTGCGATAAAATTGCAGAGGTCATTTACAAATATTTGCAAAAATGAAAACCGAACGGTACCTGCATTTCATAATTATTGCAATGCTGATTGCAATAGTATTCTTCCAGCGCGAATGCTCCCGCACTCCTGAGTGCCCGGAAGCAACACACAGCCGCACCGTTGTGTGGAATTATGACACTACCAGGTATATCACCTCCGTTCCGTTTGCTTACCCGGTTGAAGTCCTTACACCGATTGAAATACCGGTTATTGTTGACTCTTTTGCCATTTTTGAGGCTTACTTCAAGCGTTATGTTTATCACCGGGTGCTCAAAGATGATGCCCTTGCGTATATCCGATTGATCGACACCGTTTCGCAAAACCGGTTTATCGGCTCTACGCTTGAATACATCAACCGTAAGCCTACACAAATTATCACCAACACAACCACGCTAAGCAATCCGGTTAATAAACTCTTTGTGGGTCCGGCCATCGGGGGGAGCCTGAACGGATCTCTCTCTCTTGGCGGATCTGCATTGCTGGTTACCAAACGCGATAACGCTTATGGAATCACAGCAGATCCTTTTAACAAAAGCCTGATGGCTACTACTTACTGGAAAATTAGTTTTCGTAAAAATAAAAACCCTGGTCAAAATGGCAGCAACTAAAGCAAAACGGATCATCCCGAAAGGATATAAGTATCAGGAGGAAGATGCCAGCAAAAGAAAAGGCTGGACACTGGTGAGAAAATCAAATATCAACAGAAACCAGGCTTGCCCGTGCGGGTCGGGCAAAAAGTTTAAACATTGCCATATGGCTGACTAAACACCAATCAAATAAATGATACCCCTTAGCATTAATGCCGATAAGTTTCACCTGCCTTCGTCGTGGAACGAACTTACACCCGATCAGCTGCTCAGGGTTGCTCAGCTTATGCAAGCGAACCGCACTCCGGGAGATTATAAGTTGAAGGTATTGCTCAAAATTACCGGGCTTACCGTTGTGGAACAAAAGGAAGTTATGGTTGATGGCGAAGCTCACTTCTATCTTCAGAACCGGAATAAAAAGGTTTACCTTATTTCGATAGAGGCACTGAGGGAAATTACCGATGCCATTGATTTTATGTTTGAGGTTGAGAAACTTTCCGATCCTCCAACCTATATTCTGAGCAGTCGCCTTACCCGAAATATTATTGGCGACATACCAACCAGTTCAGGCAACTGGACAGGCCCTGCCGATCATCTTACCAATCTGATCACCGAGGAGTATATAAGAGCAGAGGTTTCGTATTATCGTTTTCACGAAACCGGCAAGCGAGAATTTGCTGATGCGCTGCTGGCTACATTGTGGCGACCTTATGCCGAAAACCCTTCGAGCATCGATAACCGTGTACCTTTTGACGATGGCATGGTTAACAAACGACTGAGCCAGGTATCTGAAATTCCGGCCATTTACCGTAATGCCGTTTTGCTTTTTTATGCAGGGTGCCGCAGAGCGCTTGCTTCAAAGTTCCGGAATTCATCATCCGGATCTCAAAGCAAAAGCGATAAAGATATTTTCCTGCAATTTATGCGCATGGTTAACGGGCTTGCCGATAACGATGTTACCAAACATGAGCAGGTGCGCCGTGCCCCGTTGCTTGACACTATGGTAACTATTGACGAGATTGCCCGGCAGCAAAAAGAACTTGAGCAAAAAATGAAAAAACACCGCAAATGAACTTCAACTCAGTAACATACTTTACGCAGATTGCCCGAAAACTTAAAGCCATCGGCCACACCGATACCAATAAAAAGTTTTTCAGGGCCAGCAATGTGAATCAGCTTCAGGAGCTGATACAGAACCTTACAGCTGCCCAATACCCGGCGCTGATCTTGTTTGATAAACTTGATGGCCGCTTTGAAGACAATACCAGCAACAATCCAATAGACAGGCAGTTTTACAGCCTGCTTATTGTAAAGCCGGTTGATGGCGAAGACAGCGATTCGCGACGCCAGGTGATTGAAGACTGCAAGGCAATTGTGATGAAGATCTTTGCCCGCATGACACGTGACTGGCTTGCCGCTAACAAGGTAAGTGTTGACGACGACACCTCCGGACTGAGAAACTTTGACAGGGGAAGTGCATATTACAATTCCATAGGTCCGATATTGGATAACCTTTTTGGAACTGAATATGCTTTTACCATACGCGAAGCCATAAACACCAAACTAAACGAAGCCGACTGGGATGAGCTCGCCTGACACCACCATGCAGCAAACCGCGGAAGCCTGGGGCGAAATATTGCTGGAGCGATGGCTGCTGAAATTAAACGCGCTGGGCATAGGTTACAGCATGCAGCTTGAAGATAGTTTCAGGATACAGGTAATTGGCAGCGGCATGAACGTGAGCCAGATACACGCCATGTTCAACTATTACGGTAAGTTTGTTGATATGGGTGTGGGTAAAGGTGTTTCGTCGGGCGAAGTAAAAGGTGTGAGCAAGGAACGAAGCCTGATCGGCCGCACTGAAGGAACCCGCCGCCGCGCTAAAAAATGGTATAGCCCGGTATTTTATACCGAAGTTGAAAAGCTGAAACATATACTTGCCGAAAAATATGCACGCCGCGCCGTGCTTACCATTGTTGAAAATGTGGAAGATAACGCCCAGAAATGGGTAGGGGTGAATGTTTAAATCAATAAATTAATGCTTATATTTGCACCTGATCAGTGCAAGTATATGAAAAACACCTTACATATTTTCGATAATATACTCGATGGCTTATTTGTTTTATTCGGGCTTCAGAAAAACCCTTCAGAAGATTTAACTACTGGTATTTTTAATGATACACCTGCCAACAAAATAAAATCTGATTTGCGAAAAATCAATTCAGACTTCCGCAAACAATTGGCCAGAATGCGCCAGGAACTTTAAAGATTTTTGCATTTATACAAATTGTTGTAAATTGCAGGGGTATTAACCCCTAAAAATTTACTTATGAAAAAGATTATGTTTTTATTTCTGATTATTGTATCCTCAATGTCAGTGTATTCGCAAAAGCTCAATGATGAAATTGTGCTTAAAAGTGGTGGCAAGTTAAAATGCCATATCATAGAAGTTGACACAGTTGCAAACACCATCAAATACATTGTGTCTAAAATGGATGGTCCTAAGCAAATAGAACTTGAAAATGTGAAAACTTATACCCGCAATAATACCACCTCTAAGGGCAAGGCCATTACAGGGTTTTTAGAAAACTCGATTAGAACAAATATTCAGGACAAGTACCAGAAAATAGATGAGGAAGAAAAAACTGCAGGGCAGCATTTAAAGACCTTCGCTACAACTGCCCAGATCGGACTTGGAATTTCGTTAATTGGGGCAGGTCTTGCCGCACTGCCATCAGCTCTTCCAACAGAAAACAGAGATCCCCTATTGCTAGAACAAAGAAATAATCAATTAAGAACGGCAGGAATTATCGTTTCTGCTGTTGGTTTTATTACGCTT